GATTCAATAGTGAAACAGTTATTAATTATACTAGCTTTATTTACAACAGTAGCAATATTTACTGATGCTAAGGCAGGTGATTCGAATACGGTGTCGAGCACGGTTGTCACAAACAATACGCCACCTACTGCAAATAGTCCATCCGTGGTGGTAAATAACAGTGATATATGTAAGTCGGCATATAGCGGAGCAATTCAAACCCAAGTATTAGGTATTAGCTCGGGAGTTACAGTAAGGGACTTGAACTGCGAAATGATAAAATTATCTAGGTCATTATATGGCATGGGTATGAAAGTTGCTGCGGTAAGTACCTTGTGTGCAGACCACCGCATTTTTGACGCAATGTGGATGAGTGCAACTTATTGTCCGTTTATGGGGGCTATAGGTGAAGACGCAAAGAAGGGGTGGGAAACTCACAGACATTTAGTTCCTGCGGGTAGTAAAGTATTCTTATCTATAGAAAAAGCAGAATTAGAACAAGAAAAGGCTGCACAAGAAATATTTAAATTAGAACAAGAAGAACAAAAAAAATTAGAAGAAGATAAACAAGCATTGCTTAGAGAACTAGATGCAGGGATAAATAATGAAACTAAAATTAGTGCAGCAACTATTCTTAGTGGTCTGGCTTTGCTTCTTTTACTCTAGTTTAAAAGCTGATTGCACGACAACCACTATAGGTTTATGTACACCCGGAACTGAAGAGGTTATTGTTGAAACTATTACTGAAGAAGTAGAACAAGATTCTACAGGTATAACAACAACCACAACCACAGTTCAAGACATAACTACTACAACTATTACTAATCAAGATTCTGGAGATATACTAGACGGAAGTAATGGTTATGTGTCATCTAATAAAGAAGGTGACATGGACATAGACTGGGGTGGTCAAGGTCCTGCTAACATGCCTACTGGCTCTAATTGTTATGAGTTAGGTACAGATAGATGTGCACAGATTACTGGTAGTGGTAATTCTACATCTAGTATGGGTGTAACAGGCATGGGTACAACATTTATACAAACTATAGATATAAGTGATTTAACAGTAACTCATGGTGGTAGAACTAATTATACTATTAAAGTAGATAAGCGAGACCCACAAGATAGAATCTACATGCATGTTACAGGTAGGTATGGCAACACTTCAGTGTTTAGTGGCACAGATATCTTATCAGAAACAGGAGTAACTACAGGTTATCAAGAATATTCTGGTGGATTTGATTTTGCAGGTAGTCTTACAACACTTGTAGTAGAGGTTGGTGGTAGAGATATTAATCTAGCAATCGGGCCACTGTTTGATGATGTTACTATAAATGTTTTATACAATGTCGTAAATACAATAGTCACACAAGAAATTACAACTGTAGAAATGTTTGTAGCTTTAAACACAGATGTTTCTACGGAAATATTAGAAGTTGTAGAAACTATATTCGAGTTTAATGAGCCTGTACAAGATGCTCCTGCTTTTACATTAGAACCTGTAGATGAACCTATACAAGATTTTACATATGAATCTGTAGAAATGGAAATAGAGTTTGAAGTAGATTTTGGTATGGAAATAGAAATGCCTGAGTTTGATATGCCTATAGAAGTAGACACAGAAATGTCAATGGAAGTAGCAAGTTTAGAAATGGAAATAGAAATGCCAGAGGTAGAAGTAAATGTTGAACCTGAGGTACAAGAACCGACTATGGATATACAGGAATCTACAAACGAAGAACCTGTTATGGAAACTGATGTGGATAGTGGACCAGATGAAACAGAAGAAGTCGAACAACCCGATAGCGAAACTACTGAGGAATCCCCTGTGGAAGATGAGGGTGGTAATGAGCAAGAAGATATACAATCGGAAGAAGTTGAAGAACCCACTGAAGAATCTGTAGAAGAAACTGCAGAAGAACCTAAACAAGAAATAAAGCAAGAGCAAAAACAAAAAGCTGCTACAAAGATTGTTAAGAAGATGGGTGATAAAGGTAGATACGAAGCAAACAACCAAATAAAAACTTTAATAGTGATGCAAGTATTAGCAGATAGTAAAAGTTTTTTTGTAGATACACAACTACCTGAAATAGAAGGATTCTTTACTGACGGAGTGCTACCAGACAGTATTATAGAAGATAATAATCTAGCACAATATTATTTAATGATGAGCAATGACGCAAAACATTTAGAGTTGGAGAACTTACAATATGGCAGAAATTGAATACAAAGGAGTTAAAGTAGGTGGCTCAAAGCTACTACTTATAATACCTCTAATAGGTACACTTATTGGTGGCCTTTGGGGTGGCTTCGAAGTGTATCAGCGATACCTCTTGATGGAAAAAAAGATAAATTCTTTTGTCAGCCCGGACCTCTCTGACTATGATAAGAGAATAGAATTAGTGCAACAAGAAGTAACTATGCTTAAACAAGAAATGACTATGATATTAGAAGAAGTACAGCTTGTATCTGATGTAGCAAAAGAACTAAAAGATGATTTAAGATTAGACTTGCGTAATATGCAAAAAGATAATAGACATATAGAATCAATAGTAAATGCAGTCGAGGATTCCACTAAAGAAAATCACAGAGAATTATTAGATGATATCAAAAAGCTAGAAGAAGATTTAGAACTAAAAATACAAAAAGCTCTAAATAATCCACTAAATGCGTTAACAAATTAAGGAGATAAAATGTCTATAGATAAATTAGAAAAAGAGGTAAGAGAACTAAGAAAAGAAAATAAAGAATTACATACACATAATAAATTTTTAGTGCAAAGACTAGAGAGATGGGCTGAGAGAAATTTTGAGTTAAGAACAGAGTTTATGAACTCGCCTATGGCTGAAAAAATAAATAAACTCAATGAAATGCTTAACAAGAAAAAAGAAGCAATAGATAAAAATGAAGATAGACCTTAAAGTAATATTACCTTACATAGTTATAGTAGCAAGCCTTGCTATGACATGGGGCATGTGGAGTGAGAGATTAGAGGCAGTTGAAAAGAAAGCTGACTCTGTAACTCAGATGCAACAAGATATTGCTATTATTAAGGAAAAAATTATGTGGATGGAATCTTATTTAATGGGAGATAATTAATGGCATATAAACCTTACTCAGAGTTAACACCTGAACAACAACAACAGTTTCCTGATGAAGCTACTTATAAAACATTTATGGATGCAACATCTACTAGTGATGAGCAAACACTAACAGACCCATCTGATTTTGTTCAAGCACAAACAGGTGCAGCATTAAGACAGCCTACACTTCCTACAGGAACAGCAGTTACTCCGGGGCTTGCATTACAAACACCTACTGCAGCTACTACTCAAGTAACTCAGGGTTTGACTGGAGAAGTTACAGCAGCAGCGCCTGCACCAGTAACAGCACCTACTATAACACCCATGGCTGCACCAACAGCAGCAACAGTTGCACAACAACCTACGGTAACAGCACCTCAATATGAAGCAACAGTAGGAGCAGTAACTCCACAGATGGAAGCAGCACAAGGAACACTGACACAACCTATGGTGGCTGCACAAGAAGATTTAACAGCTTTACCACCTGAAGCTACTGTTCAAGGGCAATTAGCAAATATATCAGAGGCAATACAACAATCAGTTGATGAAGGTAAACCATTACCTGCATTTGCACAAGGAGCAAAAAGAATAGTAGATGCAGCTATGCAGAGAAGAGGTTTAGGGGCCTCTAGTATTGCAGCAGAAGCTTTAGCTAACGGCATAGTAACAGCATCAATACCTATTGCAAAACAAGACGCTGACACTTTTAGAAGAGTAGTATTTCAAAATTTAAATAATAGACAACAAGCAGCTATAGTAAATGCTAACAATTATTTCAAGATGGATATGGCAAATCTATCTAATAAACAAAAAGCTAGTTTAACAAATATACAATTAAGACAACAAACACTATTATCTGACCAAGCAGCTAGCAACGCAGCATCACAATTCAACGCTAGAAGTCAAGCACAAACAGACCAGTTCTTTGCAAGTTTACAAACACAAATAAATACTAACAACGCAGCTAGAGCAGATGCCATGAGTCAGTATGCTGTATCAGAATCTAACAAGATAGAAGCACAAAATGCTAACAATCAAATAGCTGTAAATCAAGCAAATGCACAAAGAGAAGCAGCAATCAATCAGTTTAATACACAACTACAAGACCAAAGAGAAAGATTTAACGTAGAAAATCAAAGAGTTATAGACCAATCTAATGTAACTTGGAGAAGGCAAATAAACACTGCTAATACAGCAGCAATAAATGCAGCTAATCAAACAGATGCACAAAATTTACTAAATATATCTAACTTTGCTTTATCAGCTTTATGGCAACAATGGAGAGATGAAGCATCTTGGATTAACACATCTTCTGAAAATGCAAAAGATAGAGCACATAATATTTCTATGGCTGCTTTAGAAAGAGATACAGAAATACAACTTTTAGATGAAACATCTAAAGATGCATTGAATCAAATGATAGGAAGCATAGGATTAGATATATTTGCAGGAATATTAACGAGAGGTAATTAATATGTGGGGAACAATAGGAAGCATAGTAGGTAGTTCAATAATGAATAGAAGAACTGGTGGTGATTCAGGGGATGACCCAGTTCAAACAATGGCACAAATTAGAACAGCTATAAATTTTAATGATTTAATGCAACAAACTAAAACACCTGCAGAGGCAGGGAAAGTTGAGGAGATACCTCAAACTAATATACAAGCATTTGATACATTTTTAAATCAAGCGCTTACTGAAATGTTAAGGAGTATGAGAGGATAATGGCATTAAGACAAACAAACCCTTTTGACACACCTATTCCGGGACAATCACTTACAGACAAACCGGGTAATTACCCATGGGAACACGCTGCAAAATACTCTACAGTAGAGGATGCAGGATTACACATATTAAATAAATTAACAAAAAATAAAGAAATAATGGAAAGAGTTGTTTTTTTATTAAGTGCAGGTATATCTGTAGAATCACTGACAAAATCTATTATATTTTCTGGTTTTGTAGAGGGGGCCTTTAGTCCTGATGTAGGTTTATTATTAGTTCCTAGAGTTAGTAAAATGATATTTACATTAGGTGAAGGAGCAGGTTTAAAAAAAATAAAAATTAATCCACCTAGAAGAAATAAAACAAAAGACTTAATAAATTCTGTATTAGCTAGCACAATGGTGGAAACAAAAGTAGAAGAGGGCGAGGTTCCAGAAGAAGAACCAGAAATGGAAACAAAAGGTTTAATGTCCAAACCAAAGGAGGAATAGATGGGTCTTTTAAGCGCTAGAGGTTTTAGAAATATACTTATCGGAGCAGGTCAAAGATACGACCAACTAAGACAAGAAGCACTAACAATAGGTGAGGAAGGTGCAAAAAATTTAAGAGAGATAACAACAGATTTAGATGGTTATGTAAAAAAATCTCAAAACATTATTAACACAGTTAGAAAACAAAACAATCCACTATTCTCTAAATTTTTAGCTAACGAGGGTTTTGATAGCTTAATGCAAACAGGTCTGGATGCAGATGTGTTAAGGAATTATAAAGAAGAGTTTGATAATTTAAGTCCTAAAGCTAGAAAAGAAATAGAAGAAGGTCCTGATGTAGATTTAGAAAAACAGTATGGAGAGTCCTATGCACTAGAAAGAGATGGTATGATTAATAGTTTAAATATGGGTAATGACACCGCAAACTTTTTGTTAGATTTTACTCCAAGGTCTAAAAATTTTAGAAGAAAAGTAGAAAAATTACAAGAAGATACACCTGAATTAAATTTAGCAGAACAAGGTACATTTCCTACATCTCAACTAGGAACTGCCGTAGGAGATATTGCTACAGTGGGTGACATAATAAGTATGATGGAAACTACTTTTGAAGCTGACCCTAGAGGTCAACAATTCCCTGAAATGAGAAATGCTTATCAAAAATATCTTGAAACTGGTAATACACAGGTTCTTCTTCCATACGCTCAATCCGTACAAAACTTAAATGTTCCTGTTAATAAATTAGAACAATATAATGAGGAAAGAGATAACACAATTCCTGAATTACAAAATCTTGAAGATATAGAATCAGTATTTAACGATAAGGGTTAAAAATGGGAGTAGTTAGATATACTACGTCAGGAGGAAAAACATTTACGTTTGACCCTGATAAATTAGATGAAGAATCTAAAAGAATTTTAAAAGAAAATATAATACAAGATACAGAAAAGAAAAAATCTTTAGATAAAGAAGATGAATTACTAAACACATATGAAATTAAAGTAGGTGATAGTGAGCCTATGATTGATGAAAATAGAGCATCTACACTAGGCCAAAGAGTATTTGATATATATAAATATGCACCTAAAGCAGGTTGGCATGCTTACGAAAGACTATTCTATAACACATTAGCTAACATCCCCGGAGAAGCCCTAGGAGCTAGAGAAAGAGCTGAAAAACTAGGAATAAACTCCTCTACCACAATATCTCCCCAACAAGAAACAGGCGTAATAAAAAAGATGGCTGACGGCCTATATAATTTTGCAAAAGAACAAGAAGATATTGCAGATAAAAAATATTTAGAAGCAAAGAAAAAAGCAGGCTCAGGCTTTGCACAAACAACATTAGAAATATTAGCACAAACTCCCGGAGTAGTGGCAATGTTTGGGGGTCCTGCTAAGTATCTAGGACCAGTAAAAGGTATGGCAGGCATGAGCGCTTTGATGAGTGCAGAAAGACAGCCAGATGAATCTGATTTAGACTACGCAAAGAGAGTAGGTTTTGCAGGTGCTAAAGGAGCAGCAGAAGGTTACTTTTTAAAACACATATCTAATTTTAGTTTACCAACAAGAATAACAGCTATGGGGTCAATGGGTTTAGCATCTCCTGCACCAGACGCAGAAACTAGATTAGCACAAGGAGTAGCATTTGGAGCACTAGGTATTATCGGTCCAAAAGTTGCACCAGAATCTCTAATTGACAGAGGTATTATAAAAACTATTGATAAAATACAACAATCTAAAAATATAGCAAAAGCAGAAAAAGTATTTAGTGATGATTTAAAATCATTGAGCATATTAAAAGACCAATACAATTCTTATAATAGACAAGTAGAAAAATTACAATTTGAAAAAAGCAAACTAGATAAAACTGTCACAAACGTTAGGACAGGCACAGAAAGAAGAGTAGAGTCACAAAACAGAATTAAGAATATAAATCAAGAAGTAAACTCAATAAACGCTACAAAAGGTAAACTAAGAAAAGATATAGAAACACTTAATAATTCTGTGATAGTGAGAAAATTATTTTCTAATGAATTTCATAGAGATTTTGATTCAACAGTTTTATTTACCCCTACTCAAGCAAAGTTAAATTTTGTTCAGCCTAAAGTAATTAAGGAAACAGTTAAGAAAAGAAATGCAGAAGGAAAATATGACAAGGTAGAGCAAGATAGAACTATATTAGTTAGAAATACTAAGGCAATGCCATCTGAAGTAGCTGAAAAAGGTTTTGATACTTTTATAAGAACAGTAACTTTAGGAACAAGAAAACAAGTATTTCCTGCTAAGTTTTTAAATGATTACCCAGTAACTAAATACATTGTAGATTTAGCAAACAAGAATAGATATGAAACAGAGTATTTAGTAAAACAAGTATTAGATAATCCTAAATATACAAAGCAAGGACCTAAAAAAGACAAAGCTATTGGTTTAGATTTAATATTTGACATAAATGCATCTCCCACCAACGGAGGAGCTTTAACTAGGATGTTAAACTTATCATTTAAAAAACAAGAACAACTTGTAAATGCTATCAATAAAATAAATGTAGACATGATAGAGTTTAGAAAGTTAAGTAAAGAGGAAAAAGTAAATCATCCTAGATTCACTGAAAATCAAGTTGCAAAAGATTCTTATTTAAGAAATGAATTAAAATTAGACAGTGACCAACTTGCTGCTAGAGAAGACTTTTTAGGCGCATTTGAGTTTGTCAGAAGATTAGAGAATGATTCTATTAGTAAGTACGGTGCAGTTGGAAGTTCACTCATACAAAAAAGAGAAAATTATTTTCCGCACTACTATTTAGGTGATTATAAAGTATATTTAAGAAACTCACAAGGAGACACAGTAGGTATATATGAAGCTAAAAATTTAAAGGAAGCTGCAAAACGAGCAAAAATGATTGAAGATGCAGCTAAAGAAGAGGGTAAAACTGTAAGCGTTAACTATAGAAAAATGAGAATAGAAGACACTTCAGATATCAGCGCACAAACATTTCAAGACATAAACAGATTAGCTAATAGATACAATGTAGGAAGAGACTTTATACAGAAGATTGATGACTTAATGGTAAAAAATTATGCTGCTACTGGAACAAATGCTAGAAGATTAAAAAGAAAAGATTTAGAAATAGATGGATTTTTAGGCTCTGAAGGAGGTAAAACAGGTGTCACTAACTTTGTGAGAGCCATAGAATTATATGTTGAAGGTGGTATAAAAAGTGCACAAAGAAGAAAATTAGCATACTATATAAATGAATTTGCTAATAAACCTATAGATGTCAATTATAAAAATGTAAATAGAACACCTACTAAAATAAGAGATTTATACAAACATGATGTAAATTTTGCAGAATCTTATGTAAGACAGGCAACTGGATTGCCTATAAATAAAGTTGTAGAGTACATAAGAAATAAACCTCTCGGTAACGAAATAGAAAGACAAACTCAAACTTGGTACAGAAGAACTGCTAGACTAGCTAACACTTGGTTCTTGCTAGCTTTGAATCCTAGATTTTTAATGCTACAGGCAATGCAACCACTTCAAATGTTACCACACAAACTAGCTGATATGTCACAACAATTCAGAGGTAGTAACACGATTGATGCTACAACTCACGCATATTACTCATACGCAGAGGGAACTATAAGCGTATTTAAACCTGATGCATTTGGTAGAAAACTAACTAAATCTGCACTAGAACAAGGTGTTATAACAGAGGCTATGTTAAGAGAATATCTAGGAGAAATGTATTATCAACAAGGCAAAATTACTCCTAGAAGATTAGGTCCTTTATTTAAAGGTGTGGTTAGCGGTGTGGCCCCTGCAGGATTTATGGAAAAATTTACAAGACTGCAAGCTGTACATATATTTGGACAGCATATGAAAACTTTAGGATTTAAAGATTCAACCATACTAGAGCAAGCTCCTTATTTAGCAAATAAATACATGACAGAGTATCACGGTTTAGAAGCCCCAATGATGTTTAACTCTTTAGGAGGATTCTCCAGACCGGCAAGATTATTTAGAACATTTGCTCACAACAACTACGCACAGACTGTAGAAGCTATAGGTAAAGCTAAATTAGGATTATTGAGAGTAGGAGGGAAAAGAACACCAATACCTGTGGTAAAAGGTAGACCTGCTCAAATGGCTAATTTTATAACTAGTCAAGCTATATTTGCAGGACTAAAAGGTATCGTAGGTGTAACGGGAGTTGATTTCATAATAAAATTACTTAATAAAGTAGTGGGAACAGATTATAAAACTCTTAGTAGCCACTTAATTGAATTAGGGCTACCTGATGTTTTTATATTTGGAGGGCCCTCTGCAGCAATGCAAATGGACATAAGTAATTCTCTACAGGCTCCTTCCACAGACCCAACAGAGTTTATAACATTTCCTAGTTTAGAATTTGCAGTTGACATAATAAAGTCTGTTAGCAAACTAGGTAATTACTATTTAAATTATAAGTTGTCTGAGGAACTAACAGGAGAACCTTTACTGGATATAAGACTGCCTGCACCATCAGATGTTAGAGATTCTTGGAAAACATTAGCTCCTACATTTTATCATGGTTGGATAGAAGCTTGGTTTCAAAATCCTGCTAACGAAGGTGTTTATATTAGAAAGTTAAGAGGAAATATAACTAGAGAAAATGAGGACTGGAGAGCTAGAAAGTTTGCTATGCGTTCACTCAGAGAAGCAAAACAAATGCTTTTTATGTATAATTTAAGACAATCTAAAGCAGCAAAAAAATTAAATAAAAGTAGTTGGTCTACACTTGGTGCAGAATTATTAATACAGTTCGATTATGATGTTACTAAACTTCCTCCATGGTGGTGGGATTTAGGTATAGAAAACGGATATTCAGAAAATGATGGTGATTCTTACAAACAAATTAAAAGAAAAGCAGACTCTATTCTTGAAGGAATTATAGAACAAAAAGCAAGAGGTGGGTTTACGAAACAAGAATTAAAAGAATTAGAACTAATGGAAAAACTAGGAATATTTTAAAAAATAGGAGGAAATGTAATGGGTGGTTTACCAGTTGAAATGATAACAATGCTAGGTTCTAGCCTACTGGGGGGCATGATGTCAATCTGGGGGCAAAGCATCAAAGCTAAACAAGAAGAACAGAAGATGCTCATGGAAAGAGCAAACTTCCAAATGAAATCTATTGAAAGTGCAAGAACATATGAAAACAAAGGCTTTCAATGGACAAGAAGAATCATTGCATTAACTGCAGTATTCTTCATCATAGCTTGGCCTAAGTTAGTGCCTGTGTTATTTGATGTGCCAGTTATTCTAACATGGACAGAATTTACAAATGGATTCTTATTCTTAATAGATAAAAAAGAAATACTATTAGACAGAGAGTTCTTAGGTCTAGTAATTACACCACTAGATACTCACTTGATGTCTGCTATTGTTGGACTATATTTTGGTGGGAGTTTAGTTAAGAAGTAATGGTATTAAACATAACCATACCGGTTGGTAGAAAACCCGAGCCTGATATTAAGATAAAGGAAAAGCCTCAAAAAAAGAGAGATTTACTTTTACTTAAACAGGAGGAGGGTTTGAAACAAAAGGTATATGATGATGCAGATGCAAAATTTATCCCAAAAGGTTCGTCAATAAAAGAGGACAGCACGATAGTGTACCCTGACGGTAGAGTTGGAGGAAAAGCAACTATAGGATATGGACATAAAGTATTGCCGAATGAGTTTGATACTATATATAAACCAGACGTGCTTGTTTCAAAAACAGATTTAGAGAAGCAACTAGAAAAGGATTATGATAGTAAAAAAACAAACATAGAAAATATTTTAAAAAGTAGAGATATAAATCTTAATGAAATACCTCCTAACGCATTGTCAATATTAGTTAGAAATGCTTTTTGGGGCGTGTCAACTAATTTTCCGGGATATTTTAATAATATGATACAAGGAAATTATGTAAATGCTGCAGAACATCTACGATATTATGACCCTGAAAACCGTCAATTAGGCCCTACTGCCATATACGGTAATAAAAATTTAAGACCTAGAACAGAAAGAAGTATGCAGGAAATATTAGACCTTATCAGGCAATAAGCCTGTTCAGTAAGTCTTGCGTGTCTTTGTGAGTTTTGTTTGTATGTTCTTGTAAGTGTTTAATAAGGGCCCTTAGAATAAAGGGTAAAGGAGTTCTTAATACTTTTTCGTTAACATGGCGACCATCCCAGTTATATCGCATGACACCATATTTTTCTTTAAATTTGTTAATAAGTTCTGTAGTATCAATACACTTCTCATCCCAATAAAAATTATTATCATCAGAACAATACCAAACAGATAAGTTATACAATTCAAAATCATTTTTTGTTATCTTTGGCAATACTCTTTTCTTCATTTTCTTTCACCTCTGTAGCAATAGAACCTAGAATCTGATTAACTTGATTCCATGGTAACGTGGATAAAAAATTAACTATTGCTTGTATTAATTTTTGACTTATTTCGTATTTTTGCATGTTGTTGTTTCTCCTTATGTAGTTGTATATTTCTTAGTTCCTCTGTAATTATCGCAGATAAATCATCATGTAATATTTTTAAGTAACCAAAGAAATTTGTTTTAGTGGATATCTTTATATATCCTTTATCTTTTACTTGTTTTG